CTGTCTCATAGTACCTGACGACATTGCTTGACCAACCTTACCGGTAAAGTCTCCACTCAGGATATCGTTTCGTGATAGGGGTTCGATTTCTCCGAAATCAAGACTTATCTCAATTTCAGCAGCATGCTGACCGCCCAGAAAGAATACCGGGGTACCGGAAGGTGAGTAGTTAACGTTCATAGACTTTAAGTAACAGTTCTTAAAGTAATAGAGTGAGTTCTTATTTGCAAATTCTATGGTGCAGACATCAGGAAAGTTAAATGTAAGCCCTCTCTTTTCTGGGAGCATTCTCAATTTAAATTCTCTAATAATCTCTTTAATAATTTTTGACTCAGTTTCACTATTAGGTGAAAACTTGTATTTGAAAGAATGGCTTCTTAATTCAACACCTGAGAATTGTAGTGCGCTATATGGATTAAGAATAGTACCTGTTGCGCGATCAATAGCAGCACCAGAAGATTCGCTTATTGCACCTACCATATTTCTAGCAGCTACTGCCAGGTTACCTTTGTCGCTAGCTAGTTCACCGGCTCTCTCACCCATCTTTCTAATACTACCTACTGATGCATCTGTAGTAGCAATGCCCTGGAGCATACCGGTTTCTTGTAATGCACCTAGAACACCCAGTTGTTTTTCGGCATATTGAACCCCATAACGCTCGGCTAAATCAGAAGGAAGGGGTAAAATGATAGATCGTGTAGGAATAATTTCACGCTGGAACAAAGGGCCTGGCTGGTAATATGCAGCAAACGTAAATTTAATAAACTTCTTCTCAGGCATATCTCTAGGATATTGAAGCGGGGCAAGGTTAGAGGTTCCGTTTTCTCTAGATTGCTCAGGTGTAAAGTCTGGCAATGTACTCTTGTTAGACATATTGTCTATGAATTTAGACGCAGGTGTAATACCGGAAACCTGTGCAATACTGGTTCTAAGGGAGCCGGCGGCAGCCATTCCACCTATGTTCAACGCTTTAGCAATATTAGTGATTGCACCCTGTGCACCAGCACCAACACGATCAATAGTCTGTGAAACTCCAGAGAACAGGCTTGTTGACTGTTGACTTAGGGTTGTTGGGTTGGTTAGAGATTCTGGATTAGATGAGCCGTAGGGCATAAATATTCTCGTGGTTGTTATTACTCTATTTATAGGGCATTCAGAATATGAGTTACAGAGGTTTCTTTAAACCCAAAAACCCTGCCAAGTACAAAGGTAACCCTGCAAATATTATTTATAGGAGTTCTTGGGAGCTAAAGCTAATGTTATATCTGGATACACATCCAGAGGTATTGGAATGGTCGAGTGAAGAGTTCTTTATACCCTATCGTTCCCCTATTGATAATAAGATGCATCGCTATTTTCCTGACTTTAAGGTAAAGAAGCTGCTTCCAAATGCTCAGACCGAGACCGTTGTTATAGAAGTAAAACCAAGAAGTCAGGCCATTCCACCTACCTTAAAGTCAAAGAACACAAAACCTACCAAGAGATATCTCAGGGAGGTTATGACTTATGGTATAAACGAGGCAAAATGGAAGGCGGCTACAGAATATTGCAAAGATCGTAAATGGAAGTTTATGGTCATGACAGAGAAAGAATTAGGAATCAAATGAACCCAGTATTTGGTAACATATTGCAAAAAGCAATGGCAAGTAAGAACGTAGAGGCTAGTTCGATAGAGGCTAGAGATTGGCTGCGGGATAAGGCACTTGCCATGAGAAATGTTGATACTGCAAAGGCAATTCAAAAAAGCCAGGTAGAATCTAGACGTAATACTGTTAAGGTAGGGCAAATGTTCTTGTTTGCATACGATGCCAAGCACAAAGATACCCTTCCCTACTACGATCGCTACCCTCTCATCTTCCCTTTTAGAAAGGTGGATGATGGGTTCCTTGGTATTAATATGCACTATCTACCACCTATTTTCAGAGCACGTCTGATGGATGCGTTATATGATACTCTTAACAATAGCAACATGGATGATACAACCAAGTTAAAAATATCTTACGGTATCTTAAGTAGCTCCTCTAAATTTAAGTACTTTCAGCCTTGTGTTAAGCGCTATCTAAATAGTCAGATCGACTCTAGATTGATTCACATAGATCCCAAAGAATGGGATTTTGCACTATTTTTACCACTACAAAGATTCAAAGGTGCAAGTACATCAACGGTTTATAGAGACTCAAGAAGAATAATTAGCAAAGGCAGATAATGGCTAACATTAGCGAATTTATTGCAAAAGGTCAGAATGTAGTAGGTACAGTAAATGCAGTTAGGGACTTTCTACCAGAATCGGTAAGAAACAATCTCGACACCTTCCTTAATGGAACCAGACCTCAGGGTAGTGATAGGAAGGGTCTTAATAAGATAAGATCGACTATTGACGGGGTTAATGGCTTACAACGCAATAGCCAGTTCTACGTTACCATACCTGCACCTATGTGTATGACCGGTGATCAAACTCCAACCATCCTTCCCTTTCTTACCGAGTCAGCTGCATTACCTGGTGTTATGCTTGCCACTACTCCTATCAAGAGATACGGTATTGGAGTAGAGGAAAAGAAACCATACCAGCCAACCTTTGTAGATGTTAATATGACTTTCTTCGGGGACGGTAGCGGATACGTACATCAGTTCTTTGGCAATTGGATTAATAATATAGTTGTATATGATAGACATGCAACCTCTGCTAATGCATTTGAAGTAAGATACAAACATGACTACGCAGTCGATATAACCATTACAGCATTGGACGAGACAGGTCAAAAGGTTATTGAGGTAGTTCTTATGGGTGCATATCCTATCTTCCTTGGTGATATATCTCTATCCTGGGCCGATACTGATTCATTTGCTAAGATCCCGGTTGGGTTTACGTATTACAATTGGAAGAAGAACATAGTAGATCTAAACCAACCTATTGCCCAGCCCGGTGGTGTCGGTGCACTGCAAAGAATTATGGGTATTGCTTCTGCAGTACAAGTACTGAGTAACATTCGTAGACCTCAGGGTGTTGCGGATACAATTAATGTAATTAACAACAGTAAGTTGGCTGTTGGAGGACTACTACGAGGATTTTTATAACAAGGAGTTATTATGGCGTTACCTAAGATTGGTTATCCAACTTTTGAATTGATTTTACCCTCAACAAAAGAAACCGTAAAGTATAGACCGTTTTTGGTCAAAGAAGAAAAGATTTTGCTTACATCCCAAGCTAGTGGGGAGGCGAATGATATTATAAACGCAGTTAAACAAGTTATCAATAACTGTATACTGACTGATAAAATTAACGTAGATACGTTGACTACATTTGATCTTGAATATTTGTTTATTAAAATTAGATCGAAGTCAGTCAACAATGTGATCAATCTGGTCTATAGAGATGTAGAGGATGATCAGAAGTATTCTGTAGAGATTAATTTAGATGAGGTGGAAATAAAAGAAGATCCTACCCACGTAAGTAAATTTGATATCGGAAATGGTTACGGACTGGTAATGAAATATCCAAGAGCCGATCTAACCAATTCACTCAAATTTGTTGAGGGTGAGATGGATGCATTCTTTGAGGTGTTAAAGAATAGTATTGAGAGTGTGTATGATGCGGAATCAGTTTATAAGCTTTCCGACAGTACACCGGAAGAGGTGGATGAATTTATTCAGTCATTAGATACAAAGGCGTTTAAAAAGATTCAAGACTTCTTCTCTACAATGCCTAAGCTATACTATGAAGTAAAGTATACAAATAGTTTAGGTAATGAAAAGGTAATTCCTCTAACATCACTAACTGATTTTTTTACGTTGGGCTGAGTCATAATACACTAGCCAACTACTATATGTTGAATTTTAGTTTGGCTCAGCACCACAAATGGTCGTTAGATGAGATAGAGGGTATGATGCCTTATGAGAGAGACATATATGTTGAGTTGTTGAAAGATTATCTAGAACAAGAACAAGAGAGACTTAAAGCACGTCAATGAACGAAAACGAACAGGCAGCACAAACGGCGGCGGTGATGAAAGAGACACCAGGCCTGGTGTTGTTCCTTTCTAAGAAAGATAGTGATCGTCTTGATGCAGCTACTGCTGTTGCAGAAAAAGAGGCAGCTACATTCTCTAAAAACATAGGTGATATAGTTGGCAAACTCAACGTACTTAAAACTATAGTAGAACAAGTCCAGTCTATTGTATCAAGCAATGTAGAGAATGCAGCCAAGGTCACAAAGATTCAATCATTAGTAAGTGCCGGGGGCAATGAGTACAAACTTGAAGAGGCAAGGGCAGAAGAGAAGCCTGGGCTCAATGACACTATTCAAGAGACTACCAGGGCAGTATCAAAGGCTGGTA